TGGTACTAGCTGGTTCCTTTGGGACTCAGTTCGTGGCATCGTAAGCGGCAATGACCCTTACCTTCTTTTGAATCGAGATAACAACGGCGTTGATGCTCAAGTAACAAACACTGATTACATTGACCCACTTAGCTCAGGCTTTACAGTAACCTCATCTGCTCCTGCTGTTCTTAACGCTAGTGGCGCCACCTACGTCTTCCTTGCAATCGCTTAAACATAACTAACTATGGAAATTAGAAATCGATCAAATGGTGAGCTGACTACTGTTAGTCAGTTCAAAGCAACACAACCGAATACAAGCTTCCCTAAGCAAATTACAACTGAAATCCTTGATAGTTATGGCTATGATGCTGTACTAAATGGTGCTGCAGCTACTGTTACTTCACCTTATGGTGTTAGTATACGTGATGGTGTCGAAGAGATTGATGGTAAGTGGTTTACTAAGTTTATCGCTGGTCCAGTCTTTACCGACACTACAGATAGCGAAGGGAACGTAACTACAGCAGCAGATAACGAAGCTGCATACAAGGCTCGTATTGATGCACAAGCTGCTAAATCAGTCCGTGCTCAGCGAGACAAGCTAATTGCTGAATCGGATTGGACACAACTGGCTGATAGTCCTTTAGCTTCTGACAAAAAAACTGAATGGGCAGCCTATAGAACCAGCCTACGCGATCTGCCTTCTGCAACCGGCTTTCCACACACAATGGCCTGGCCTACTGAGCCTTCTTAAATTTGGTGCATAAGTATGAGTCTCTTAAAACAGGCTGCTAAATACTATGTAGCTGAGCCTCATCAGGATGCTGCCTGGGATAAGTTAGCTGAGGCTCTACCTAGTTATCTCCTCGAAGAGTTTATGGAGGCTTACAGGGCCTCCTCGGCACCTGTGGTAAGCCTTAACGCTAATAGCTGGGATGGTATCTACCACGCGGCCAAAGAGTGTGGTGCAGAGTTTCCCGAAGTTGTTGCTGCCCAGTGGGCTTTAGAGTCTGCCTGGGGTAAACATACAAGCGGTAAAAATAACTTCTTTGGTATTAAAGGTAAGGGCACAGTCAAGACCACTTGGGAAGACTATGGGAATGGTCCTGTAACTATCCAAGATGAATTTAAAGACTTTGATAGTCCGGCCGACTGCATCGACGACCTAATAACCAAGTGGTACAAAGATTACAAAGGTTATAAAGGAGTTAATCGGGCCTATTCCTATGAGGAGTGTGCCCGTTTACTTAAGACAGAGGGTTATGCCACAGACCCTATGTATTCAGACAAACTAATTCGTATTATTAAAGATCATGGTTGAAATCCTTGGCGTTAAATTAAGCATGGAAGCCCTTGGTTTCCTTGCTGCATTTGTTGCTTCTGAGGTGATCGGATCCTCAAAACTAAAAGAGAACAGTGTTGCTCAGATGATCAAGACCTTGATCGATAACCTTAAGCCTATGCGTAAGGAAGACGAGAAAGTATCTGAAGTCCGTAAAGCTGCTGAGCTTCTCCGTCAAACACTCCGTCGCATTGGTGACTAATGACTAAAAGAGCTACTGAAGACCAATTTGATGAGCTTCATTCACTACTTACTACTGAAATCATTACCAGAATTAAGTCGGGTGAAGCTACAACCGCTGACCTACGTGCGGCGATTGATTGGCTAGCTAAGAACGACGTAACTGGTATTGCTGTGTCGGGTTCTCCCCTTGCAGCTTTGGCCGGTTTAATTCCTGAATTGACCTTTGAAGATGTGAACGGCTAATGGCACACGCAGGTCCTAGCCGGTCCAGCAAGAACTATAAAAAGTCTCCTAAGTCTGCTGCTAAAAAGCGGGCCTATGATCGTGATTATCGTAAAAGAGAAAAGGGTTCTAAGGCTCCTGATTCTGCAAAGAAACGCAGGTTAAATAGGGAAGGGGCTCGACGCTGGGCCGAGAGAAAACGAAGAGGGATCGCCGGTAAAGGTGGTTCTGATATGTCTCACACAAAAAACAATAACTTGGTTGCTGAAAACAAAACCAAGAATCGAGGCCGTAACGGTAAGAACGGCAAGTCTACCAAAAAGTAATTAACTACACCTTAATCCTAATGAGCCAATGGATACTCCCCGAAGCCTCATGCACGAACTCCTCTGCTTCCGAAGCGGTGACGCTAAACGAATGTGGAGAGATAGCATCAAGGCTCGGGATGGTCACAGATGTGTATATTGTGGCTCAACTGAGGATTTAACCATTGATCATATCCACCCTAAATGCAGGGGTGGTATTGACCATGCCGACAATTGTGTAACAGCATGTCGTCCCTGTAATCAAGCTAAGGGATCCGCGCATATTGACGTCTTTATGCAAACTATTTTAAACGCAGCCTAAAATGTTAGAAGCAATTGTTCCAATTACAATTGCCGCTTTGAGTGGTTTAGGTGTGATAATTAATCGTACCAGCACTCGTCTCCAGGAACACGATAAGCGAATGGATGGCATTGAGCTTAAAGTCGCTGAACGTTATATCACCCGTAGTGAAGTTTCTGAATCGATGAAACGATTTGAAGAACACTTTGTACGAATTGAATCCAAAATTGACAACCTATTTACTAGAAAATGACAGCTACTACATCTACCGCCACTGTGCGGCCCTCAACAGTCTTCTCTACTGAAAAGAAGAAAGGTGGTTCTTATGTTCTTGACGCCACATGTCGCACCGCTCTAGCAGCTCTGGGCTCTACTGCCACAGCCTCTAATGCGTTGGACCTTCTTTCAGCTAACCAACGCCGTGCTCATGCTGTTGCCGCTAATCAAATCGGCTTCGCAACTTCCACAGAAAACTAATTTAATAAATCATGCCATACGGAAAAGGGACTTACGGAAGCAAGGTGGGCCGTCCCCCTAAAAATAAAAAGAAAGGTGGTAAGAAAAAATGAGTCTCTACGCCAATATCAATAAGCGGAAAAAGGCTGGCACTTCCCGCTCTAAAAAGAAATCTACGGTCTCACCTTCAGCCTACGCAAACATGAAGGCTGGGTTCCCAAAGAAGAAAAAAAAGAAAGCTTAATTTCAATTTAAAAATATGGCTAGTAATAGAGACCCCCGGAAGAAGTCTCGTACTCGTAGGCAGCTTCGGACCTCTTCGTCAGGACGATCTGCACGTTCCAAGGCATCAGCTAAGGATACCCCGAGACCAACTTCATCTACCGACCGCGCTAAGCAACAAGGTAAAGGTAGTTCAAAAGTAACTACTGGAAAAGGTCAAACTAGGACTCCACCCCGTGGTGCCCAAGGACCTCGAAATCCACCCGTACAAGGTCCAAATAGAAAGGTGTCAGGAATTATTGGAACCCGCAAAGGTTCTACCTCTTCACCTTCATCTAAACCACCTACTCCTGGCACAAGGCTTGGAGCTAGAAGTGTTGTTAAACCAACCCGCTTAACTCCCCGTGGTGGCGGCAGTCGTAGTGGCAGTGGTATTAAAACAACGCTATTGGCTGGTATGGCTACCGCGTTGGCTTCTGGGGCACTACGCAACCCGATTAGCAAGGCAAAGCAACTAGAGGCCAAACAAAAACTTAAGAAGGCTGCGTCTAGTGTTGGTAAGTACAACACAAGAGATAAGGATGGCACTGTCCGTAGTCGTGCCAAAGTCGGACCTAAAAAAGTAGGACCTAAGAAGGTTGGTACTCGCGCCCAGTCTTTTGATAAGAGTTTTGCAGCAGCCCGTAAGGCTGGTAAAAAAGAATTTACCTGGAAGGGTAAGAAATATAATACCAAGACTAAATGAAAATAAAATTCCGACTCAATGAGTTTCGGGATATAGCCAGGTGGCTGGATAAGAAATTATCTAAGCCACTCGCTTTCTTTTTGAAAGGTTGGCTGTATGGCTTAGAGACCGCCTGGATCGACGCTAAGACGTCTGCAGCAATCGAGAAGGGGATTGCACCTCACACACCTAACGACCCCGTTATAGAGCCTCCTAGCTATCACTCAGAGCCTTCTGATGTTGAGGGGTTAGATAACATTGGATATACCTATGGATTTAAACAAACTAGAAATAAAAATCAAGACTGATTTTAAAGCTTTTCTTACACTGATCTGGCGGGAGCTAGATCTACCAAGACCAACAAGGGCACAGCTAGCTATTGCTGACTACTTACAGCATGGTCCTAAACGATTACAGATCTCAGCTTTTCGAGGTGTTGGTAAAAGTTGGATCTCTGCTGCTTTTGTTCTTTGGATTTTGTTTAATGATCCAGACCGTAAGATCTTGGTTATTTCAGCTTCAAAGGAAAGAGCAGATAACTTCTCTATCTTTTGTCAAAAGCTTATCCTAGATATCGAATGGCTAGGCCATCTAGGCCCTAAAGATTCTGATCAACGCTGGTCCAGAA